CCAATGCTCATGGACCTTATCTATTGGTATGCTTTCGTCATGCTCTATAAACTCATCGATCCGGGGATCGTCTTTTAATATCTCCATACCACGTTTTGATGTATTCATAATGATATAGTAACCTAACTCCTTCAATCGCTTAATTACCGGAGTTATGATTAAAATATCACCGTAAGCACCAAGCCTTATTAACAATGCTTTTTTCATTTCACCCCTGCATTCTTATCTTGTTCTTCAATTTGTTTTAACCGGATATCTATAACCTTGCGTAATTCAGGAACTAGTGTCGAAATACCTTTTTCTATGTCGTAATACTCTCCTTTATGTTCTTCTACCAACTTCAAATGATCGTTTGCTTCGTCATAAAAACTAAACTGTGCCAAGGTCCCGGCTGCCATTATATTTAATCGCATATCATTAGGCCTTACTTTTAATCCTTCATAATAAGTGTCTAATGCCGCAAATGGGCGTTTTAATACATTCTTTTGATATTGCGCCATCATTAACCAAGCTAAATGATTATCGGGAAAGTTTATCGGAGAAACATTCATCTTATACCAAGAGTAATCATCCTTGAAAGCGTCTAAATATATCCACCCCCGTAAAGCGTATAAAGCGAATATTACAGCAAATACCTGAAAATTTATCATATTAGCCAGCATATACATTAACCCGATCGCCGCTAAATATTCGTATCGTTCAGCTATCTCTTGATTAACCATTTTTATATTGCACCACATAATGATAAATACGCTATAAAACATTAATCCTTTTACAGGAGCAATATTGTTAAATATGAGGTTAGTGGCTAATACATATACCAATAAACAACCAAACCAAAAAAGAGGAGTTTTCTTGCGCCATTTAGCAGTATCTCTATCAGTCATCCCATACGCCGCCAAGAATGTGTGATACATACCAAGACGCACAGGAAAAAGTATATGCAAGAAATAATAAGCGTAGGTTTTAATAATTACTGGTATAGATATTTGCCTGTGATGTGTTACAGTAAAAGTTTCTCTATCTTTGATTGAGTCATTGTGTTTAGCCAAGAAGTATAAACACGCCGGAAGGAAAAATGATATATCAACCCACCTGTTGCTAAATAAGAATATAAAAGGGGCAAGTAATGTGTTTGTAGCAAAGAATAAAGATACTAAATAAAATGGAGCGCCGAAGATTATATACAACATTACAACTATTGCCGATATAGCATACCCACGCCCAGAAATCCATATCCCACCCTGATAAGTAGCCGGATTAACTGCGAATAATAACGCAGTCATTAAAGATATATTGTTCTTACCGAATGTAATGTATATCAATACGCATACTAAAGTATGAACACATATACTCAAGAAATGCTCAAACTCGGCATTGACTGTTTCTAACCGCCTGTAATTTTCTTTTATACTCTCGTCTTTATCGGCAAGGATAATTTCTCCTCTTAATGATTTGAGTATATTTATAAATGTTTTCTTATGGTTAGGCTCGGACAATACCCTGTAATTATCATCAGACACAGTCTTATACCGAAGCGTCTTGAAGAAAAATATTAAGTTAACCAGTATAATTATTAAGATATTATCCATAAAATTTACGAGGGGTTTTAATGGAGAACCCCTCAAACCAGTTGTGTTACGCTGTTGCTACAAACCTCGGTCTATACTTAAACCCAATATAAACCGTCCCTGTTCCCGCTGTTGAATGACTACGGTAGAAGTTCAACGTATCACCATTGGATATTTCATTACCCGATAGGATAGTTGCGCTTCTTACTAACAACCCAGCACCCGTTGAAGTAGGTATAGTTAGTTCAGCTAATTTAGCTGTCCCTTCATACAACGCTACTTTTGAAGTATTACCTGCGGCGGTCATAGCTTCACTTACAATACAGAATATTTCAGTAATGACAATATCCTCTGTAAATGTTACTTGGCCGACAGTTCCTAATGCGGCGGACATATCCGAAACATTAGGACAGATGACTATTTTCTCCACGCCAAAGCGAGGATCTGAATAGGTTACTGTATTACCCATATATTTACCCTCCCTTAGAGTGAAGTTACGTGTATAATTCGGGTTTCCCCGTCAGTTGAGTAATCCCAAGTAATGGTAAATCCAAGCAAACCATACCATGCTATACCCTGATCTCTACCAAAATCCTTAGGAATATCAATCCTGATTTCTTCAGGAATTGCGATACCTTCACGGACTGCGTCAGCTCCGAAGAATACTGCTTCACCACCTATTGAACCAGAACCTAATGTATTAACCAATACGTTAGTTTCTTCAATGTGGCGGCATTTGTAATACGTCCCGACTTCACCCATGAATAAGGGTTTCATCGTGGTCTGAACTGCTTTTGCTTCAAAGTAATCGTATAACCCACGAATAGAGTTTGTAGAATGTATCGCTACATAATTATCTCCATCAACTGTGGGTATAAACAATTTCTTCATCTGGTCAACTATATCCCTTACATTCTTATCGGATAAAGAACCAGAAGCAGTTGCGGTTGCTACTCCTGCTGTTCCAAAAGTAGTCGTTGCTGTGTTGACGATAGTCGCCTTGTAATCAGAAGTTTTAAATTCTGCGGCGGCTGCACTATCAAGAACCTTAGCCATATCATTACGAAGAACAGTTTTAATATTCTCCGGCACAGTAATATCAGCTAAAGTTTGTAGCTTTAGTGTAAAAGGAATTGCGTTGCCCCACTCAGTAATTGTCAAAGTTCCCTGAGTAATTGTGAAATTCCTTTTAGGATTTGTATCAGTTTCAACAAGAGTCCCACCGGCGGTGGAAATATTGCTGATCTTATCAAAGAAAACTTTTGAACCTCTGGATTTCCCAGCGGCTCTCTCAAGGTCAACAAACTGCAATTATGTTAATCTGTATATTTCTATACAGTTCAGACTATATCATCACTATGTATAGTGTTTTGCGTATAGTCGTTGAGGACTCCCCTATGATTCATCTTTCTTAAGTTAGCAATTAACTCTTTTTCTTGATTATCATAGGTATTAATATTCTTATTTCTACCCCTATTAATACCTTTTTCAATTCTACTTCTTACAAAAGAAAGAGTTAATTCAGCATGTGGTTTTTTTATAATTAAATAATCTTTAATTATTGGGAGAACTTTAATCATATCTGAGAACTTAGTAAAGTATATTTGCCAAGCTTCTTTATGATTTTTTTTCTGTGGTTCTTTTTGGTATATTTTAGGATTAACTCCTATTTTATTAAGAATATCAACGCAATACTTTATAGCATAAGCATTGGTTGAAGCTAACTGAAGTTTAGGAGTGTATGAATAACCTTCATTTTTGTATCTTTTATATCCGTATATACCCAAAGACCCTTCTCCATCAAAAAAACCTGCAAACCATGCTATTTCTGCCAGGGTTGCCTGCTGATTGTCTATTGTAATATTTTCCATTATTTCACCTTATTAGTTATGGAAACTTTAAGATTTTCCAGCATATAGCAAAATTTTAATTCCGCCATTTTATTAACGGAATTTCATCAATGGTTGCGACCTGTGCCTGATTTCCTTTGACAGTTGGTCGTTCGTCAAGTATCCACCTAACGAATTAACTGCAAAGACCTGTTGCGACATTATTACTCCTTATATTAAATCATTAACCTAAGCACCTAACCGTTTACGCTTCTCAGCTTCACGCTCTTTGACATAATCATCAACAGGATTATCAGACGGTTTTAGTTCCTTTTTAGTTACCGTCTTTTCACCTGAACCAGCACCAAGAGATTGTTTTAATTTCTCTTTAGCCAGTTTACGTTCCGGTTCTTTTTTAGTGTCAGGTTTCTTTTTCTTACTCCTAATACGGATAATCTCGGCTAATGCGTCAGCAACAGCTTTTGACATGCCATTTGGCCCGGCATATTCTTTGGATAATTCAACATCTTCAAAATACGCCTTTGCGAGTTTATAAAGGTCGCTTGCCTGATTCCGGATATCAAGAGTAGGGTCATCATCATTAGAATACCTATCAACGATTGATACCCATTCTTGCTTGCGTGAGTTTATCTCCTGGATTTGTTTCTGCTTATCGTTTTTATAAGCAGTTTCCAAATCACGCTTCATATTCCGCACACGCTCTTTATTAACTTCAGCTAATAAAGCAATATCATTATCAGCAATGGCTTTCTGCTCGGCTTTATCAAGTTCAGCTTCGGTGTAATACTTTTCAGTTTTACTTTCAGAAGATTTGCCTTCTAAAGCCTTAATCCGTTCTTCAAGCTGATGCTTTTCAGCAGTTAGCTTATCTATCCGTTTTTGAAACCCCGATTTCTTCTCAAACTCTTTTGGTTTATCATCGGTTGTTTCTTCTTCGGATTCTTCCTCTGATTCTTCTTCGGATTTTTCTTCCGCAGCTTCTTCTTCGGAATCATCATTCGTTTCTTCTTTTTTTTCTTCGGATTCATCAGATACTTCTTTTGTTTCTTCAGCAGATTCCTCCGTTTCCGAGGTTGACGATTTCTCGGTTTCCTTAACTTCGTCTTTACCGGCTTCTTTACTATTTTCAGGGTTGCCGAACCCTTCAGTTCTTTCTTGTATCGCCTGCTCTATCTTTTCATCATCGGGCATTTTTATCTCCTTCAGGGTTTTAAGATACCCAGAAACTTAACAAGTTATTCTGGCTAACTTGAAGCCTTTTTGGTTTGTTTGGTTTCCGATTTACCTGTGTCAAACTTAGGCGCATTAGGAATAGTAATTTCTCCACTGGCTATTTTAGCCAATACCTCAGCAACAGCTTCTTCTTTAGCTTCTCGCTTAATATCCTCATTTGACTTATAAGCAACCATTTTCTTATTCTGTGAAGATAGTTTCCTTGCCCGTGCAAGCGCTAAATGATCAGCTTCTGCCTGTTCTGGAGATTTAAGTATTCCTGGGCTTAATTCTTTTCTTGATAAACATTCAGGGCAAGCCTGTCCTTCTTTACCGCTAATACCTCTTTGACATTTTTCACACCACATATCTGCTCCTTTAATATCAGCGTTTACTCAAACGCAGAAACTTCAGGGTTTACAAGGTCAATCACCCAGAACCTTTTTTATATTCACTATTTCTTACACAAACACCACATTTAATCCCTCTATTAGAACAATCAAATCGCATACATATACCCACCTGCTTATTACCGGCGCATGAGAACACTTCTTTAACTTTCTTATGCTTATGCGAAAACTCTGTTTCTAAATCCTTTGCCGCACCTTCGCCTTCTGCTAACCTAACTTGATTAATCATTGACTGTTTAATCTGCGTATTTCCAAACCGATTAACTGAATCGTATTTCTTCAAACGATCACGAACATACTTATGACGAAGCCCTACTTTTGGAAAACTCATTTAACCTGTTCTCCGAATATGCTTTTAGCTATTTTTTCTTTTTTCTTCCCTGTTTCACTTCTCGGTATTTTTTCTATATAGCCAATACTTTGAATATCTAAATCCATACTATAATTTTTCTTATTATCTGATTCACTCATAGATTTACTGGTTATTTCTGCTATAACATAAAACTTACATTTATCTCCGACATTCTTATTTATCAAGTTACTCGGTATCTTATGAGTAAGATGTAAGTATGGATAATGTATTGTTTTATCCTGTTTGGGGCTGGATTCTATCGCAGTAGTTTCATATTTATAACCCAAATTATCCATTGATATTTTTCCTCCCTATTGCTTTCTTTGCCGCCGCAGTTGCAATGGCAAACTTCTTTGATTTCTTCATCTTGGGATTCTTACGCATAATCGCTTCTGCTATCTCGCTTCGTTTCTGTGCCGCTTTAGAACCTTTCTTAAAACTAATCTTTCCCTTCATATCCAGTCTTAACCTCGCTTTCTTCCGGATGAGATTCTTCTTTTAATATCTGGTTGTATTCTTCATGTAATTGCGGTAATGGGTCAACATACTGATAGATATATTTATGTAAATCTACTAATGCCCGCTTATAAGCTATCAATACCTTTGCTTCTTCTTCGCCCAATTTTAATTCATCAAGTGAACCGTTATGCCAACGCCCATTCTCTATACCACCCATAACATCAGTTATCATCTTGTTTAACATAGGCTCAAGGATTAGCTTCCACCCGTCAGTGTCTAAGGTTTTCTTTACTTCTTCGCCTATATCAATGAGTTGTGATAATTCTTTAAGCCGTTGGAGGTTGAGATTGGTTTGGTTGTCCACCGCCACCTCCTAATATTTGCTGTGCTTTTAATGAACGTATTTGATTATCTAACTTACCTTCTTCTTGCGCTAAGACCTGTTCCTCTTTCATCATTTGCTCTTGCTGTTTAGCCATGATTTCTTCCGGCCTTGTAATATACCTATCAGGGTTCTGCACTCCGTCGGCTTCCAGCCAATCAAAAGCGGCGTTATACCTATCTTCTGCGTCAACAATATCCGGAGGAGCTTTCATAGCAAAGTTGAGATGATTAATTGCCTTATTAACCCTTAAATTCTGGTCAGCTAAATCTATTGATCCGTTAGGAATAATCACTGCGTCAAAATTGAAATCTTCTCTTGTAATTTCTGAACCTTCTATATATATGCTTCTTCCAAACCTCTCACGCATAAGCAAAAACACAAGAGTATAAACTTTCTTTAATGAGGAAAACCAGCGTAATACATCAAGGTTAATCGGAGCAGATTGTTGTTGTATCCCTGTTTCTATTTCACCTAAAGTCTTTCCACCACCCTTATTAGTAGCGTTCCTGAATAACTGGTCAGTTGAACCAATATATTCTTCGGCATACGCTTTTAATATCTGCCCTATTCTTTCACTTGAAACATCAACTTTATTCTGGTCATCTAACCTTGCTATTTCTTGATGAGATTTAACTTTTATTTTCTGCCCAGGAATGAAACGGATAGTGTTAGACTGGATATTGCTTGTTGAAAGGACAGTATAAACAGGGGCGTTGTTTATTTCATCACGTATAAGCATATTGTTTACGGACTTCTCCATAAACTCTTGTAATGCTCTTACTTTTTCCGGCACACCTCTTGAAGCATGCCACCGATTATCTTTAACTTCGTTATCATGCTTAACGAAATTCCATACTTTAAACTCATAGGGAAAACGGATTTTTTGTATTAACGCCTTATCTAATGCCCCGACATCAGCTAAGAATACAAATACCCAGCGTTCGTAACAATCAGAACCTTTGGGCTTATACCAACAATAGACTTCATGTATTCTGAATAACTCATCATCGCCTTCATCAATCACACCTTCATTTCGTTCTTTATTAGCTTCAAGCAAATCATCGGCAGACATGGACTTTCCCTTACCGGAGAAATCAAGTTTATCTAATTCGTCAATTATAGTCTTATTGTATCTACCTTCTTCCGCACCTTCTGATAATTCCCGTTTGGTAAGATAATACTCATCAACTAATCTTTCGGTATATTCAATATCCGTAGCCCAAGGCGGAGGCGTAACTTTCTCTGGGTTTCTTACGATAATATCGGGATAGCTTTCATATTCGTATAAATCAAACTCAATTACTTCTTTCCCAGACTTAAATTGGTTTATAATATCAGCGATAATCTTCTTATCTTCTTTATCCTGCGGGTCAAGTTCGTATCTTTCAGCAAGGAATAACTCTAATTCTGATACCCTCATTTTCTTTAACTGCTTTATTACATCTTGAGGGTAATCGCTTAACTGAATTACTTTCCTGACTTTGTTCTTACAGAATTTCTCAATAACCTTAAATATACAATGCCCTTTCTCAAGGAACATATCAGAAGCTAAACTCAATATATTTAATAAATCTATCTTGTTGTTCAGGACATAATTAAGCCCTAACTCTGCTTTTCTTGCCTTTTCTTTTAGTTCCGGTGTTTCTTGTGTTCCCTCAGATATCTGAACAAACGCTTTTTTCTTAGGTAGAAATGCGCTTAATACAAAGTTAGGTTTAAGTTTACTTATTGCCTTATCCGCAACAGGCAAGGGAATATTGGGAGCGCCTAAATACGGTTTTGTTGATACTCGTTTAATCCCTAACCTTTGATTGTTTGCGGTAACTAACTTGCGTATCCAACCAATACGGTTATCCTGGTCTTTCTCTATCTTCTGGCGCAAGTCAGTTAGAAACTCTTTCAAATCATCGCTTAACTGTTCTTTATCTGTCTGGTCTTTTACATTTAATTCTTCATCCATGCTTATTCCTCATAATCTGATTTTTGTAACTGTCCTTGAGTAATCAAACTCAATGACTCTGCGTATAATGGGTTTGGATCATTAACAGATACTTGCTGTTGTGCTTTTAACATTTCATCTATTGTTGGAGGACGCCTATTAAAATCAGCGGCTTCTTCGTAATATGAAACAGGATAGTCTTGGGCAAATCCCCATTGGAGCATAACCCAAGCGTCAGCTTTATTCGGAGAACGACCGAGCCTGTCTTTTATATCTTCTTTTTCCTCAATCTGTATCATCCCTTTTTTATTCTCAAAATATTTAACTTCAAGCAATTCTTCTATTAACTCAGGATCGTTAGGAATAGTAGCCAGTCCAGTCTGCGCCCTCTCTAACGCTATAAACCACGCCTTTGCTCTTATGTTGTAATAAGACGGTCTGCCTGTATCTACCTGCTCAACCTCACTTAATCTTGCTGAACCATGAAACTTTACAATATTCACTTTCTCAGAGAAATCTTTAAACTCATTAGTTATCTCTTGCCATACGCCAATACCTAACCCGTCGCAATCAACAATAACAAAGTTTCCCCTTGCATCCTTACACATCCGGTAACATTTAAGGGCATTGATACCTGGGGATTGATTTAATTTCTCAAATGTATCTAATACTCTGCCATTACGACCGGAATAAATAACATTCGTATCATCACCCTCACCGGCAACATCAATAGCGACACCGGCGTTCTTGCCATTCTCACCAATAGTCCTGTTATTACGCAACATGAAATCTATAACTTCTTGAGAGAAAACATTGTTGATTGATGTTTTGGGAATTTGTCCTAATACTCTGCCATACCAACGTGGGTCATCTTCTCCCCATTTCCTGCGCTTATCCTCTACCCATTCATAACTTGCAAGCCCAGGAATAATAGTTTTCTTGTGTATATAATTCGGGTTATCTAAACACGAGAAATGAAAGACTATATTATTCTTCTTATCCTTTAACCCTTTAGCGAACCTTCCCTGCGCTGTCGTCGGGTTGCCTATAAATATTACAAGTGTGTTTTCACTCGTAGTAATAGCATCAATCTGGTCAAATATATTTTCTTCAATCGCTTGTGCTTCTGAAGCTATGACGCAAATGTTAGGAGAATGAAACCCTTGAAATTTACCACCGCCACTACTCTTTGCCGCCCCACTATCTTTTGTAGTAAATCCTATCAAATACCAATTTTCTTTTTTAATCTCTAAATATGGGCTTGAATATGTAGTCCCGCCTAAATCAACTTTACGCTTATTCCAATGGGATAGAGTTTCACCCCACATTATTTTCTGAACTTGCCTATCAGTAGGGGCTGTTTGTATTACTATTGACGGGGAATAAGAATGTAAGAACCATAAAGATATAGCAGCGCAGATATAGTCTTTACCAAGACTATGTCCTGATGCAATATATATCGGTTTCTTTTCT